GTCTTTATAATATCTCGGCATACATGCCTTTTTTCCATCTTTCAATGGTAAGTAACACCTTTCTTCTAATTTATCTTTATGCCATTTAATTGTTCTTTCATTTAAATAATCTTTTCCTAATCCTTTACTCATAACTGAAAATTCTTTTTCTCTGTCATCGCCATGAAACATGGGTATTCTTTTTTCTTTACTTACATACTTTAGTGTATATCCTATACTGGCATCACTAACATCGCCAAAATGGCAATGGCCATTAATATCATTATCAATTGACCAGCTAGCCTCAACAATTCTAGAAATAGCATTAAAAAGAATAATATGATAGTGGGGCCTTTGAGTGTTATCCCCATACTCTCCAACTGCGTAATAACTAATTTTCTCATGCGTCTTTTTTCTTAAACGTTTGAAAAACTTCTGCAAATCGGACTTTTTTAATGTCTGTAACCCTGATTCGGTTTTTGGTATCTTTTCATCATTATAAGTAAGAGTAACAAAGAGAGCGGACTTGCACCGCTCTCCATGTTTTACTAATCTAAAACTCCATCCTGATACTCTTCTCCTTAGACAAGGTGGACATTTGCCACACGGGAATGGTACATATCCAGTAGTTACTCCGTTGACTATATCTAGTTTCTTGTAAAAGGGTGTTATACATCTTGTGGACATATTAGAACATTGGTGTTCCGAACTTGGGCATTGGTCGTACTGCTCTAATCTTATGCAATATTTGCATATACAGATTATCTTGTTCACTATTAACTGCAAATATCCTAGCACATTGTTCTGGTGTACACTCAATGAATGTTTGATTAAGTGCTGGTAAATTGGCAAATTTTCTGCCTAGATGCCAATAATCAAGAGTTGTTTTAAATTCTCCAGCGACACGACTAGGATTGTATTTGTATTCTGCATAACGTGGCACATATCCAAATGTTTCTTCTCTGACGGCACCAGTATAAGCCATTAATTCTTGATTTTGTACTGGCTGTTCTCCAATATGTGCAAATGAAGGCCAAAAGAAATCAAGAGGGTCATTTTTAAGAAATGTTTTTGGGATTCCTTGCTGATAAGCAGTTTTTGGCATAACGGACATAATTCCGATAATGTATCCATGCTCTTCACAAAAATAATTACCATACTTTCCAGTGGTTACGGCTACACCATGGCCAGCCATGTTACCTTGAACTGGTGATGTGGCTGTTTGACCGCTAAATGTTCCAGCAGTGTTTAATACTTCACTAATTACAACTGGTGTTTTAACTCCAGTTATATATTCTGGTCTTTGTAATCTTGCGTCGGATGATTTTACGCCAAAATGCATCAAAATATTTTCGATATATCTTGTTCCACCGCGTGCGTTTTTCTCTAGCCATTCTTGTAAACGAAATGCTCTACGCAAATCGTTAATTGTTGTAGCTCCAACTTGTAAATCATCTAAATGTGCAAATAATTCGTTATTTCCAACAACTGTTGAAAGTTGATTTTGTACTACTGGACTAACAGTACTACCTGTTAAAGTAGTTGGACCAACTAAATTGTTAATATATACTTCTGCATCTCCGTTAATAGATCCCAATGGAATATCTACAGCGGCGCCTTTTTGAGCAAATGGTAATGAACTTGTGAAATAATCATGTTCCCATGCACGGTTACGAATATTAGTTATCTCTCTATACTTATCCCAACTGGGTAAACTTCCATCTTGTAATTTGTAATCAATTGGGGGACACAAATTTTGATCCCTGTAATATTCGTTATAAATAGCTTGGTATGCTGCAAATGGTAATGCATTAATATTTGTTCCGGTTCCGTTACCGTTTGTAGGTAAAGGAATTCCCATATAGTCAGCTAAAATACGTGCTGTATTAGCTTGTGCAGGATTTGCATATTGAGGTTCTAAACCTAAAGCATCTATAGTTGGTGCAACTAACTGTGTATTAGCATCTACAATAAATTTTTCCCAGTTGTCCCATAAAATTCGATTAGGAACAAAGAAATAGTGAACTGATACATCAATTCGGTGCATTACGGGAGCAATAAGAGGAGCAAATCTGATAAGACTATCGCATCCAATTTGCCAACTATCGCCTGGAACACATTCCTGGACTAATACGGGAAGAAGTCGACCCATTTTTCCACTCATTTTTACATCATGAGTTAAATCAAATACATTTTTCTTTGGTTTGGATACTTGTACTGAATTAAAAATGTTTGGCTTTGCCATTTTTAAATTTTTATTAGTTTATAATTAAAGACGAATTCCACCACGAGAAACATAATATGTTCTCAACTTTTTGGTTCTTGACCTTCTCATACGATTCTTTTTTGAGTAGAGTCCTGACCGACGTTTTTTTCTCATTTTTTAACTAATTTTTAGTGGTTAAACAAGGGGTGTTTTTCCTATAATTTATATTATATTAATGCATGATAAGAATCATTTTTAGACTATCCAAAATCATTTATTAACATATGTGAATTTATGGCATTTTTTAGTAAAAAATGCTGGTTTTTACCTATCCATTACTTTATTTGGATTATTACTTTTTTGCCATGTTTGCGATTTAGGGTTTTTAATATCTCCCAATATTCCGTTTATAATACGTGCGCCTATTCGCATAAACATGTTATCGCCTGGCTGAATACCTAATTTTTTTAAATCTGTATCCAATTGCTTCAAATCAACATCTTTTTCTATTGATTCAATTTGTTTTTTTATAAATTTTGTTTCTTCTTCAGTTTTTGAATTTCTTAGCTTAGAATATGCAACATCTAAAATTGCTTTTTGTAGGGTAGGGGTAAATATCATTTTTAACTGCTCAGTCCTTGTTAACGTTTGGTCTGTTTGGGCTTGTGCTTGTCTTGTTCTAGCATTCATTGATGATAATTGACTATCTACTAATTCATTGTATCTTTTATTCTGTAGTGATGTTTTTTCTGTATTTCCTAAAATATTGATAGTTCTTGCCTTTGTTTCTTCTTCTTTTGCTTTATTGTTGGCAATTACTTGTTCTGTATTTCTAACATTTGCATCTTTTGCCTTTAAATCTACTCCAGCAAATAGTGCATTTCTTACTATACTCCCAGTATCAAAACTGGGTGCTTGTGGGTTCCAACTTTTTACATCTGTGCCTCTAATACTTTGGCTGGACATTGCGTCTGCGCCTTTTCCATATACTAAATTTGGGTTTAATCCAGCATCTTTAAGCCTTTGCATTTGTGCCATTGGGTGATTATACTCGTTTTGACGCATCCAGTCGGCTAATGCGTCTGCCCTTTGGGTATTATACATTCTTTCGTTCCACTTTCTGGTAGCTTGGTTCATACTACCTTGTAATCCTGCGTTTGCTAGTTGTCCTGCGGCTGTTATACCTGCCGCCAATACTTCTGCTGGCATATTTTATTGTTTTTTGACTTTTAAGCCCATTTTTAGGCTTTTAATTCGTTTATCGTTCGCGTCGTACCTCCTTGGCCTCCTCACTTTTTTATCGCCTTTTTAGGGCTTAGTGTCAATTAGCACTAATATATCAAGAGTGTATTAGTGCTAATTGCGTAGCTCAGCCCATTCTGGGCTGTGCTTTTTTTAAAATAAAAAAGGTATTTTTTATTGATTTTCATCTGTTTCGGAATTTTCCTCAACATCAGTAATTACTGATTTTCTTTTCGATTTCGCTTTCGCTACATCGGTTTTTATCTTCTCTGTGAGATTTTTTAACTCCTCTCTGGCTTGTTCAGCCAATTCTTCACGTTCTGCAAGGTCTAATCTTTCAATATCTATTTCGCTTCCGTCTTCTCCCTCAAATATTGGTGTTTTTGCACCTTCTAAGGGTAAACCTTTAGCATATCTTATAAGTAATTCACGAAGCCCCATGCTCTGGTCTGGTACTGTTTGACTAGGCTCGTTGTTTACTTCGCCCTCGTAGATAAATTCTGTTGCGTTAAACGGGTGTTTTACTTGGTTTTCCATGTTTAGATTTTTTGTCTTTGTTTAGCTTTTTTATGCGCTCGTCTAAATGCGTTTATATCTTGTTCAACTTTAATTCTTTCGGGTACTGGTTCTTCCATTTCTTGTAAGTATTCCTGATAAACTGAAATACGAAATTTTTCTCCCTTATTGTAAAGTTTGTCTTTATAGTATCTGGGCATACATGCCTTTTTTCCATCTTTTAATGGCAAATAACATCTTTCTTCTAGTTTAGCTTTATGCCATTTAATTGTTCTATCATTTAAATAATCTTTTCCTAATCCTTTGCTCATAACTGCAAAT